CTTTTTTAATTTTTTACTTCAAAGTGGTGGTAACTGGTCTTCTAATGAATTTGATTTAAATAATGCTAGAACTATAAATTTTAGTTCAAGTTCTGCAGAATTCACTGTAGGAAGTAGTATAATTAAAAAAACAGGACTTACTGTAAGACTTATAAAAGATTAATAATGGCAAAAGGAAAATCATTAGGAGAGCTTAGAAAGGTGACATTTGGTAGACGCAAAGGTGGTGCTGCTAAGAAGTCATATAATAAGCATACTCCTAGACCTAAGAAATACCAAGGACAAGGACGTTAACCCTTCCATATATATTCTGGATGCTGATCTACTCCTATAGATTCACCCAGAAAAAGAAATAGCCCCTGTATTACATAACAGGGGCTTTCTCGTATCAGTTCATCACTTGACCATTCTGATCTACTTTCTTAATAGTAGAACCATCAAAGATAATCACTTGATCTCTTCTAGAATACTCTGCTATGGTATCAGCATGAAAATGATTAAACCTAGCTCCCTTTAGACCAATGAAGAATGCTTTATCAGAATAAGTGTTACATCCGTCTTCTGCATCTGTAAGAATAATAGCGTTAACGCCATTTCTCTGTACACTATTTACAGCATTGTTAATAGTTGTACCACCAGATGTATCCAACATTGCAATACTTACAATGTCTTTCTTAAACTTTCTAACATTGTTATTAAATGTGTACACTTCATTTAGCATATCCATTTCAGCTAGCTTAGCCACCATGGATTTACAGAAGTCTAAACGAGATATTCTGTCTCCATCTTTATTGGTTACACCACAAGAGTCAGACATAGATCCTGATATATCTATATAGACATCTATCTTACCTATGGACTTAGTATCTTTTACCATGATGTCTTCTGCAAAAAGCTTTCTAAGTTTTGGATGTAAGAATTCAAATTCTTCTAGACCAGATATATTATCTGAGTTGAACAAGTCTTCATATATCACCTTCTTCTTAGAACTAAAATAACTTGCAGACTTATCAAGCAACTTCTTAAGTTTCTCTTTAAGAGATCCCATGGATAGAGATATGTTCTCAAGACTTCTTGCTACTTGTCTGATATAATCAGGACTAAGTTTACCAGCTTCAGATTGACCTCCAGGTTCATTGACCTGGTCAAACATCATCTCTTGTATGTCTTGGTCCATTGTATCATCCATTTGATTACATAAATCTGTAGCTTGTTTAATAGCTTCTTCCATTGCAGACTTACCTTGTTGACTATCCATCATGTCTTTCATGGCGTCATCAAACCCTTCATTGTCAAAGTCTGACTGACCACTCATACCATTCTTAATCTTTTCAGATTGTTCTGCATCTATATAATCCATGGTTGTTAGTCTGGTCATATATGCACCCATGATGTTTCTAGCAAAGATGGCAGACTTTAGATTAGATCCTTCAGACATAATCTTGGCTACAGGATTGTTAGCTTTCTCTAGAAATCTAAACTTAGCATGATTAATATCAGTACGCTCTTCAAACTCTAAGTTCTCCATTCTGTGATAGAACATCTTAAAGATATCTTTAGGTATATGCTTAGGAAACTTCTGATAGTTTTCTTTAACCTTCTTTACAAAGTCTCCAAAGTCTGGCTTTTTACCATCAGGTATCTTAGCATAACCTGTACTCTTTGCAAACTTATTATATGCATCTTGTACATTTTTGGCATCACCAAAATAATGATTCATGATACTATCTATCCTATTTTCATCTAACCAATGCATATGTGGCTTAATAAGGTCTGGTTTCTTATAGAAGTTAATCTTACCAAACAAACCACCTTCATTTTTATAATGAGATTGTATCTCACCTTTCTTTACTTTCTCAAGAATGGTATATACATTCTTATACTGTTTTGCCATCTGTATCTGTTTTAATTTGAGCAGCCTTTACGAGATCTTCCAATGAAACACCAGGGAGATCTAGTCCCCCTGGGTCCATCGGCTTAAGAAAATCTCTATTTAGAAAGGGTTGCTAGCATCCATTGGTGCTGCATCTTCTAGCATATTATCAAACTCTTCTGCAGACATGTATTCTTTACGAGCAGGATGACTAGAAATGATATACTGCATAGACATTTCTATCTCTTCCACTTGACCTTCGTCAAGAACACCTCTGCTAGTATAAGCATTGATGAGACTTTCAATCTCTGCTACAGCCAGTTCTAGTTGTTCACTAGTGCTATGAGAATGTAACATCTCCACCTTGCTCATAACAGCCTTAACTTCTGCAGACATTAATTTATTCTGTAGGTTAGAAGCTGCGTTTTGATCAATCATAATCTGAGCTGTCTTTACAAGAGCTTTATCTACAGAGATATCCCATATATAACTAACAGCTTTGGCTAGTCCTGGTACGAAAGTCAATGTTCTATCTGAGCTTTTAGTATAACCCACTTCAAGATATTTCTCTAGCTTCTTAACTGGAATCTCTACAGCAGCAATCTCTGCTTTGTTTGGAATACCAATAGCAAACTTCTCACGATAGTTACGTGCACCCTTCTCATAATACTTAGCCATTTCACCTGCAGATACACGGTTAACAGTCATCTTCAACATAAACCTGTCCCAGAACGGAGAGTCTTGTTCGTCTTTAGGAATTTCATTACAAGTAGCAATGAACAGCTTCCACTTACATGGAATCTTATGCTTACCGTTGAAGAGGAACTTCTCGTTCATTACACCCAACATTGCATTACGGATAGCTGAGCTAGCCTTGTCCACCTCATTGATAATAACAATATCTGCATCTGCAATAGGTGTGTTAAGGTTATACTTATTTTCTGTAAACAATGTTTGTAGATCAGGCATACCTTTAATCTCTGATGCTTTAGTACCCTCATCAGTCTCTAGAATGTACATCTTGTTAGCAAAGTCTTCTGCAGACATCTTTCCGTCTTTGTTCAGCCAAGCTTTGGCATATTCTATAATAGTTTTGGTCTTAGCTACACCTGGCTCACCCACTAGTAACAGTGGTAATCCTGTAGCTTCTGCTAATGCTAGCATCTTAAATACTTCTTCCTTGTTAATCAAAGAAGTTTCAATCTGACGTACTTCTTGAGTAGTCTTTTTTGTAATAGTCTTAGTTGACTTAGCCATTTTAAGGGGTTTTTTTGTTATTGTTGGTTGTGTTGTTGCGTATAATGATGGTGTTACTAATTGAAATGATTCTTCTCCTATAAATCCATTATAGCTACCACTTCTAGTGTTTCCTATAGCTGGATAAACTTTATATCCTGGATCATAAGAATAGTCACCTCTTTCTATAATAGTTACCTCCATATCTATTTCTTCTGGTGCACAACCAGAGCCAGATGTTATCACTTTTACTATATCTCCTACATTAAATTTATATTGGATAGGAGGTTGTCTAGTACTGCCCATAGTAGCATATAGACTGTTTGGTAATATAGCTGATGCTTGTCCAAAGGATGGATGTTTAGTAGAAAATACTTCATGTGATATATATGTAGCTGGTCCAATAGGAGCTTGTATCCATCTATGTACACCTGAATTACTTATACTTACTGTGTACCAGTTACCATCATTACCTTGTTTAAATGTACCTGGCATATACCATGTAGCACTTTCTGTAGGACTTGGTCTCATTTTTCTAATATTAAGAGGGTCATTAAAGACTGGCAAAGATGTCTGCTGCTTCAGTTGAATCCACTGTTGTTCTCTCACCGACCATAGATACGGCTGGTTGTTCCACAGGAGTGTTTGATTTGGTAGCTGTTGATTGTTGGGTTTTGGTATCATCTATAATGTTAAAGATTGTAATACTAGTCTCTGCATCTTTAAGAGCAGGGTGCTTTCTAATAGCTGCAATCTGATTGGGGTTAGCACCATATTTAATTTCTATACTTCCATAGCCAAGATCATCTTTCTTAAGCCATGTTAAACCTGAGTTCAGGTCATTGATTAATTGACTTACTGTCAAGTCTACTTTATTTACTGCCATGTTAAAGGGGTTTTGTTGTTTAATAAATTTATATTCTCCCTTAGGAAAATATTCTGATTTAAAACCTGCTTCATCATATTGAAAAGCCCAACCTAATGGTCTTTCTAACCATGGTGTTGCAAACTCTTCCATAAATGTTTTTCTAGCAGATCCATAGTCTACTGCTTCTACTTTTACCCAATGATCTCTCATAGGATAACCATCAGAAAGTCTATGTTCTTGTCCAAATGTAAAATAATAGTTAGTCATAGTTTTGTTTATTTCCATATAAATCCTTTATATGAAGGTCTATCACCACATTTTGCTCTGGTTATACCCTCTCTTCTAATGTTTAAACTTTTAGCAGCTTCTGCTTGAGAAGACCATTCTTTTATAAAGTTTCCATTTTTATCATATTGAGATACTTTAGAATTTAAATAAGAATAATCTATAACATATTTATCTGAATTTTTATTTTTTAGCCATTCATCATAATCAGATAAATATATCCAAACAAAACCTGCTGCTGACTTTAAACCTTTACTTCTAGCTGCTGTACTAATACAAGTATCAGCACAACTAACTTCTTTAGATGCTTGTTTACAAGAATCATGGAGTTTTATAATATTATAATCATAAGTTAATTGATACACTGGTTTAGAATGAATTTTGGACATAGATAAAATAACATCTGGTTGTGGTTTATGACCTAATGGTCCTCCTCCACCAATAGCAAGATTACATAAGTTTGGATTAATCTTTTTATAATAAGCAATCCAATACTTTTCTCTTTCTTCCCAATTATCAGGTATTACTTCTTCTATACATGCAATAATAGGTTTTAGTCCTAAATCTAAAAGTTCTTTAAACCAAAGATCTCTAGGTGTTTTATTATGTTTTGCACAATGAACATGACTAGATAGTCTATTGCAAAGTCTTAAGATTGTTCTACCAACATACATTACAATGTTAGTCCTTGGGTCTGTTAGTGTATAAATTCTTACTTTCATAATATTTGGGTATGTAGTTTACTATATACTATAATATACAAATAACTACTTAAACTACCAAACTATTCTAAATTCTTTTCCATTTTGACCTTCTATAATAGTATTGCAAGCGTTGAACATATTCTCACAGTCCCATGGTTGCTTAGTATAACTAGCATAAGCAGGATGTGTAGTTTTTATAATGTGATGATGTTCTCCTATTAGTCCTTCCAACTCTTGAGCTTGTTTACCCATGAGTACAAAGATCAATCCTGAGTCTGTAAAGTTTAGGATATCCATTACATATGCTATGAATTCTTTCCATACATTGTAATGAGACCCTACCTTATCTATCTCACATGTAAGAGCTGAGTTAAGAAGTAGCACTCCTTGGTTAGCCCATCTCGTTAGATCTGGATCTTGATGAGTGGGATAGTTATCATACACCGTATGTTCTACAGCCTCAAAGATTTTAGTTAAACTAGGTTGAGGCTTACCTGTGTTAGCACAACTAAACGCCAAACCATCTGCTACACCAAAATGGGGATAAGGATCTTGTCCTATAATAATAACTCTCACTTTGTTTACAGGACATTCTTCAAATGCTCTAAAGACATTCTTAAGAGGAGGCGTAAATCTTTTACCATCTTCTCTTAGTTTATACAACACTTCTAAAATTTTATCAAAGTCTGAACTCTGTATAAAACCTCTAAGCTTTGAAGCCCAACCAGAAGGCTGTAGCTTTTCTATAAGTTTTTCTTTAATTTCTTCTAAATTGATTGCTCCTGTCATATATTTGTAAAAATTTACACCATGGATAAAATAAAAATGATTAAAAAAGACGCTAAGATTAATATTCAAATTGGTTCAGCATTTATTGAAAAATTAAATTTTGTTATTTATAATATTTCAAAAAAGCTAACAGAAGAAGATATAAAAAAATATCAAGAATTAGCGGCTTCATTAAAGCCAAATGAAATGTTTCAAGAAGATTGGATGAATGATATAACTACATTAACTTTACTTCTTAAGACTATTCAAGAAGAAGCTGAAAAACAAGGATTTACTTATGAGAAAGATTTTGATGAGTATGAAAAAGAAGTTAGTAAAGATATAGATTCACTTCTTGACCAATCTCTAAAGCAGCCTGAATAGCTAGAGATAGTTCTTCTTTAGAACATTCTGCAAAAGACTTAGCTAAGAAATATTCTTTACCACTTACTTCCCTTGCAATACAGAGCCCAGCTCTATCTTTAACTAGCAGCTTCATGTTTTCAGCAGTTTCACCTATATGGGTGGCTAACTGTTTGATCATAGCATGAAGTTTTGCTAGCTGAGGAAGTGTACCATCATCATGTTGTAATTCATAAAAGAACTCTACCAAACTTCCATCTGGTATATTAGAAACAAACTCTTCGTATTGTTTCATACTAGATATAGTGGTTGGTTTAAGAAGTCCTCTTTCTTTTTTATATTTACCTACTAGTATCATTGGCATCAAAATATTTAATCTTAGTTGCGTCTAGATCTTTAAGGGCTTCTATCACCCAACGATCATCTACAGTGTTACCATAACACAAAATATGTATAATAGCTGTTTCTGTAGGATTTAATCTAAGAAGTCTACCAATACGCTGATTAGATTTACGTTCATTCCCATAAGAATGCATAATAATACCTGCTCTTAAGTCAGGAATATTTATACCTTCATTAAGCTGTAGTACACAACTTAACTTACTAATATTTCCTTTCTTAAACTCTTGAAGATTTTCTTCTGAGTCTGGATTATTAGAATGATAGGAATGAACGCACATCTTATCAGCTTGTTCTTGGGTGTTACAAAATAAAATACATTTGTCTTCTATTTCAGAGAAAAGTTGTTTTGCATAAGTTTCCTTTGTTTGGAATCCCATTAAAGCTTTCATACGCATAATAGAAGCAATCTGTTCTTGCTTCTTAGTAGTAGCTTGCATTATACGGGAAGTCCAATAATCATAGTTTTTCTTTTCTGATGTATAGAAAGTTTTGTCCTTGAGTTTTACTGGTATATTATTCACTGTAGAAAGCGGCATCCTATGAACCATTATTCTATAATCGTTCAGTATGTCATCTTCCACAGCACTGTCAGTGATGTACGTGAACTTAACGGGACAATACTCATTAACCATTCTACCTTTCTCAGAATTACCATATCTGGGAGGTGTACCTGTCAATCCTAAAATTCTTCCGTTAAAATGTCCAAGAAAACCAACGTGACTACTTAATAAATTATGACACTCATCCAGGACCACTACATCATAATTATTTGGATCTTTCTTATTTATTGAGAGGTAGGTTGTAAACTCTACGTTCTCCATGTTTATATTAAACGTTGTAGCATCATTTCTCCATGAGTCAAAGATAGAAAGCTTGGGTGCTACTACTAGCACCCTTACTTTCTTTTCTAACCCCCGACAATGATCTATATATCTAAGACCTATAAGAGTTTTACCAACTCCCATGCTGATGCCTAGTCCACAACGTTTATGGTTTAATGCTATGTCCAGAGCATCTTTCTGGACTTGTTCTCTTTTGGTCATAATAATAAAAATTAGCTGTTCTGGTACAGCTCGACCCCCCTGGTTACTTTATGCTGCAATAACAAACTCCCAGTTAATAGGTGCCAAACAAAGTCAAGTAACCTATGTCTAACCCAACCCTGAGGCAAGGGTACAAGGGAATTATAGGCATTCTGGGATTTTCGTTTAGTCAAATACTCTTGAAATAGTTTGATCAAATGGATTAAATTCTACTTGATTGTAGCTTCTATATCTACCTTTTTCAAACATCATTTTAGCATGTTCGTCATGTGTAAGAATACCCATAGACTTTAGCATAAATGTAATGCCATTGTCATCTATTTCATATTCTATTTCAGCTGTACTATCTAATACATGCTTTTTTATATCACCGTTAGCATCTCTACCTTCTCCTTCTCCAAGGATAAGTCTTTTAGATTTTTTCATTTTAATTTATTTAGTTGTTTAATAACATCTATTAATCCATAAATAGAAACTGCAATTACAAACAGTATTACTATACCAGCTATTTTTTCCATAATTAATTTTCATTATAAACATCATCCCAATGATCTACATCATTCTTACTATAAATATCTTCTAAGATTTCTTCAAGCTTATCATTAGCTTCATCTAATGGACCATAAGCTCTACCTGCTCTAAATGAAGCATGACTAAGTGATTCACAGTCATCCATAAATCCTACATGAGTGAGTGCTAAATCTACTTTTTGTTTAATCTTAGCTAGTTGTTTATATAATGCTTCCAACTGAATCTGTTGTTCTTGTTCACGTTGTTTCAACAGTTTAGTGTAATCAACTTCTGGACGAATTACTGTTAATTCTTCTTTTTGTTTTTTTGGTCTTCCTCTTTGTGCCATGATTTTGTTTTTTAAGTTTCTGAATACATTTTTTCTAAATAAGCTTCTTTACTGAGATGTCTAAAGAATGATATAGGTTGAGCAGTATCATTGAGTTTAGCTACAATAATATCACCTTGTCTATAGAGTTTCTCTATTTGATCTTCTGATACATCCACTCTAATAGTCCAAGCTATAGCTCTTATAGCATCATAAGTGACTTCATCACCAGGTGAAAACCATCTTTCTCCTGTAGCTGCTTGGTTATCTACATACAACCAATATTCTCTATTAGTTGTAGTGCACCAACATCTTACAGCAAATGCAGGATTAGGATGTCTGCCCCATCTGTCTATTTCAAACATCTTATGACCATCTATCTCATAGAGTTCATAGACATCTTCAAACTCATACTCATAAGGATCATTGTTGTCATCCCACTTAGTACGTTTCTTCTTAATCACTTGTCTATCTCTAAGAGTGGGTTCTAATTGTTTGAACAACTCTTGTACACCTATACAATCAAAGAACACTCTTCTTTCTTCTGCGTTCTCTCTAGCTAAAGCCTGCTCTACTGTTGCAGGTTTAATAGAAGTCCACATTTCTTCTATAAAGTTACCAAAATCTTGCAAACTTTCATGAATAATAATCTCCTTTTTTAGGTCTTTTAAGTCTGCATATTTTGCTTTCCATAAAGAAAGAGCCTCACTTAATGTGAAGCCCCCTCTGTTTGATACTGTATATACTTGTTCTGAATAATTAATTTTCATCTCCTATTTCAATTGTTTTAAGATCTAAATAAATTTCATTATCATGTCCATCTGGATATCTAAAGTCTATATGCTTAATCTCTCCCACTAACTGATCACCTACTACTTCAAAGTCTTCAAATCTTAGTGTAACATCATCCCATAAACTTTCTAGTTCATGTCCAGTGTGAGCTTCCCAATCTGATACAGCCTGTTGTATTTTTTCTGTAAGAGTTTGTTTTAAATACTCTTCTATTTGATTATGTTCTGGAGTGAGAAAACCATTCTTTATTCCAAAACTTACTTCTAGATCAGGAGTTTCATCATAGTTTGCTTCTATATGAATACTTAACTCGTTGAACCACAAGGTTTTAGGAATACTCACCTCAATATTTACTTCTTGTGATAATATTTGAGTTTCAGAATAATAGTCTGTACCTACAAAGGCTTGTTCTTCTACATTGTATATAGCTTCTCCATTAGCATTAAACTCACCAGCCCATGATCCATAATCTAGTTCATCATGCATATAATCTATTAACAACTCTGTATGTTCATCATCATAACTATCTCCATCTACTTCAAAGTGTACCCATCCTGAATCTCCACCACCATCCCATACAATCTTAAGTTCTTTACCATCTTTTACTTGTTGGTCACACCAACTGATCAATGTTTGTTTTGTCATAATCTAATTTTTCTTGTTTGATTTCTTTTAAGATTTTTCTACCTTCTCCTGGTTTATACATCCAACCAGTTTGATTCATTTCTTTTAGATAGTCGGCTATTGTAGGAATAAAGCCAATGTCTTCCATTAAATGCTGTTCTCCTATAGCTCTAACAGGTATTGACTTACCGTCTTTGTTGATAATAACTACACCAAATTCTTTTTCACACCAAAAAATACCCTCAGCATGGTGTCTGAGGGCTCTATGTCGCATGTCTGGAAAGTGTGCTTTAGTTTCATCAAACCAATTATGTATATGTATATAGTCTTGCCATATTCCTCCATGCTTCTTAGCTGAAGAAATACTGTGGTGATAAGGATGACTCATACTTTATTTAATTTGAAAATATTTATCTATTTCTTTTATAGTAGTAAATACAGGAATTCCTGCTGCTTTAGCTACTTCCACTTCCATATCTGCTCCCTTACTTTCTCCAGGGAGTCTTAGTAACCCATCACATGCTTTTACCCATTCAAAGTCTAGTTCTAACCAAACTTCTTCTGGTAAAGGAAATGATATGTGTTGAAAGTGAAATAGTAGTGGTGCAAAAGGAACATATTCTTTTCCTACTAATAAATCAAATACTTCCATTTGAGCTCTTACGTTCTGTCCAACATCCCCCACTCTATAAGGAGATGCTATGTAGATTTTTTTCATCGTCTGTAATATTCTAGTTTAATAATTAAGGTGTAGTGCTTAAAGTGTTTTTTCTTTGACCAAAACTGTTCATTTCTTGGTCCTGGTACAACGTGTTTATACCAGATTCCACCTATAAGTCTTCTATACCATTTATATTTTGTTAGGAATTTAAGGGTTTTCATTTCTTTAGTTTAAAAAGGTAAGTGTATGTAGGATATTTCATACGTTAGCATCATAATGTGTCATTAAAGTAGCATAAATCATACATTTTATCCCTTTTATGACTCATTAAGTCTAGATTCTGAGAAGCCAAGTTCTTTAGCTTCAGCTGGATTTTCTTCTATCCAAGTGTGACAATCTCTACATACAGCCAACCATGTGTTCATGTTGAGATAATTATCTCCAACACGACCAGCTTTATGATGTACGTCTGTACTAAGTCCTTTACATCCTATTAATTTAGCTTGACAAGCTGCATGTAAAGAAAGAAATGCTAGTCTTTTCTTAGAGTATTCATCCATAGCAACCTGCCTCTTTTTAGAGACAGGAGCTATAGACTTGGGTTTCTCTATTGTATACCAACATTCTTTACAATACTTATCTTTCTTGTGAGATTTCCAAATGTGCTTAAGCTGAGAACAGCCTGCACATTTTTTAAGTTTAGGTGTGATCATACTAAATTGTAAAAGTTTTCTGGAAGAACTCTAAACTCAATAAGTTTGTTTATAATAGCTTTTCTTGTTACTCCTAATTCTTTAAAAGAAATGTCAGAGCAGTCTAGTGTGTTATCATACCCATTTACACCAACAAGTTGTTTTACAACAGGTGAATTAGGAAATAACTTAGACATAAAGCCATTTACATACTCATTAATTATTTCTTGCTTCCAACGGTTAAGAATTCTGTGAGCTTTGGTGTAAGTGATAATAACCTTTGATCTTTTACTTCTAGACATTGCTGCTAGTTCTTCACTTGTATACCCATTTAATCCATAGAGTGTTTTATAATAAATTTCATCTTGGATTGAATTTAATACAAATTGATCAAACTTTTGATACTTCTTAGTACCTTCCAATTGGATTTTCTTTACATACTCACTTCTATAACTAGTGAACATGTGTTTGTTAACATCTCCATAGGATATAACTATACCCTTGGAGTTAGCACTGATTGTTTTTTCAGAGTTTCTCATGTTTAGAGATTTTGATTGTTTATAATAATAAATAGGGAGAGAATAATCCCTCCCTATTTATAAGTTTCTATATTTAATCTATTAAAGAGTCACTTCTCTTTTCAAAGAACCTATAGCTCTTTGAGCAGATTGAACATCTCTAATTTCATCAGAGTTATTATGCATAATAAACTCATCTGTAGCATTTAAATTCTGAGTAAAAAACGTTTGTCTATAAATTGGTTGATCATTCACTCTACAGATGATACCTGTATCACCTGCAATCTTAAGATCACGATCTGGATTAGTTGGATTGAATGGTTCAAAAGATTCTCTCACAACAATCTTACCAGGAATTTCAGTTCCTTTTTGGTAGTTTAAAGTGACTAAGTCTTCCACCTTACCTTTAATAAGAGCGGAACGCTTTACATTTCTTAACCAACCTTTGTCATCAATTTGGGTGGCTACTTGTTCAACTCTAAACCATCCATACTCAGGATTGTTTGTTGAAATTCCAATAACGTTGCCGTTCTGATCGGCAGCTACTGTAACTTTGCTCATGGTTTTGCTTGTTTAGTTGTTAATAAAAAAAGCCTCTAATTTCTTAGAGGCTATAAACTTTAGAATAATAATTTTTAATCTTCTGAATTGAAGTCTACATCTAGATCCGTAAGTTTTTGTTGATCTGGTGTATTAGTTAAGTCAGGAATAATATCTATTTCTTCTGAATCTTCAATAACTCTACCATTTAACACAGAACCGTGCCAGGGATTTTCTAAAACATCACCGTAGTTATATGCTATTAGATATTCTAATTCTTCATCAGACATATCAAGATATTGTTCTGTACTTATCTCTATCACCTTTCCATTGGGTAGTTGATAAAACATTGTACATTAATTTACTATAAAGCTACTAGTAAATATACTATAAACAATGCTTTAGTATAATATGTACGGACTATAGGGCTATAAACCCTTTTTCATCTTGGCTTCTTTCATTTTCTTTTTCCAAAAAGCATTAGTTTTATTAATATGCTCTTGTTTTTCAGCCAATTTTTGAGAACATAACTCCAACTGTTCTTTAAGTTGTTTGTTTTGTTCTTCCAACTCTTGTGTTTCTTTTTTTTTGAATAGGTTAAACATCGTTTTTAATTTTTTTAAATAGTCCTGTAAATCTACCATCTGATGGTAAGTCATAATCATTAATGAACTCTTTTAGTTCAATTTTGTCAACAAGTCCTTTGTCTTTTACAAACTCCATACCAATTCTTTCTATATTGTAGACTAAAGTTTGATTTTTAGTTTCTGACTCAATGTTGATAATGATAGCTTCTTGTTTTTCCTCTGTGGGTTTAAGATTTTTATCAGCTATAGTCATCCAACATTCTGCAGACCAAATAGTGGCTTCTATATCAAACCTTTCTCTAACTTCTTTAGATGCATTAGGTAGAAGATCTTCTATAAATTCTTCTTTCTTTTCATCACTAACCATATACTCTGCGGGAACAAGTATATGTATTATAGAATTATGTTTTGTTTCTTTTTCTGATCCAATCACTGTAATTAGTGGTGGTAGAAAACCTTCTTCAATCATCACTTCTTTCAAGTGTTCTACATAAGATTCTTTAATGTCATTAAATTTTTCTTCTGTCATTGTTTAGAATTTAGTTTAAAAAAGAGTCCCGTGTAGAAACACAGGACGTTGATACCCTTTGAAGACTATATCTCCCATAGTCGTGGACTCATCTAGGATCGAACTAGAAACCTATTGATTATGAGTCAATTGCTCTAACCTATTGAGCTATGAGTCCTTAGTATATACCCATATTATATGGGAACACAACAGGATTGTTTTCAAAGTTTTTAGATAAGCCTACATCAATTCCTGAACTAAAAGCTGGGCTTCCTGATGCTAAATGATAATCCCAAAGAAGAGGGTTAGTATTAGCTGTGTTCACCCAGATGGTTGATGTAGAACTAATTTCTGATCTGTCTAATGGAAAGTTGGTTATGCTGCCACCAGATAGCTGATAGAGATTGTTTGTATGTACAAACTGATTAGCAGGAGTGGTTAAGCTTGTTCTAGCCACCTGAAGACCATTAGTGAGTCTAAAGATGTTGTTCTTAGCTACAATAACATTAGGAATAGTGTCAGCCGCCTTCTGACCAAATACAGCTGTAGATGTTTTAGTGACTGTTTCTACAAACACATTGTTATAAATCATTAGGTTTCTCACTCTTGTCTTATACTGCCCACCGTTGTTAATGTACACAGACCCCTGGCAATTAATTACCTTATTAAAAGCAAATGTGTTGTTACGGATGTCATTGTTAGCTATACCATCTGCATTAGAACCGTGTTCAAGCGTACCATTGTTATCATAGAACGTGTTATAAGCAATAAAGTTATTTTCTATAACGGCTCCTTCTTCAAAGAATTCTATACCACCACCATCTCTACCATAATCATAGGACATAGCCCAACAGTCATGTAGATAGTTGTTTGTGAATGTATTTCCAGAACTGGAGATTTGTACTGGTACACCACCATAGTCATCATCAGGATTGATAGTCTTTGGTGTATTCTTAATCATTCTAAGATTACCAATATCACAGTTTGCAATATTGTTACTTCTTGAAGATGATGTAATGTAGAACCCATATCCAATTCTATCCATTCTACAGTTTTTAACAGTGTTCCCTGTAGAACTTTGTTCTATGGTAAATGCTATCTTAATCTTAGCCATTACATATCTGTCTGTAAATGAGATGGTTGTGTCAGATATATTCCAGTTCTCAACTACAATGTTCTTAGAATTTCTGAAGATGACTAATGAAGATATTGTAGCTCCTGTTCCCCAGAACAAAGGTTTTGCACCTGTTCCATAGCTACCAAAGTAGACATTTGTCTTAGAAGATACTACTAATGTCCCATTGAATCTATCTCCACTTCTAAACAATACACTGTCTCCACTAACTATAGATGACATAGAACTCTGCATCTTGCTAAGACTAGCCCATGGTGTAGATGAGCTCTGAGCTTGTGTAATAGTTCTTGTATCATTGCCCAAAGTGGATGACACATAAATCTTCCTACCATAGCTTAATTGACATACTAAAAATGCCAATGCAAAAAGAAAAACTTTTTTCATTTTATATACATTTAGTTAAGTGTGGAGGTGAGGGGAGTCGAACCCCTGTCCAACAAGATTCCAAAAATACCATTCTTACATGCTTAGTCAAGAGATAGCTTGACAACTATCGTACTAAAGTAAAGCTATAAGCTTACTTCTGCACCGTGATTTGTACTAAGGATAGAAATAGTCACGTAATTACGTATCGACTAATCGTCCTTTGCACCGTAGTTGGGAACTAACCAGTTGACTACAAGCTGTAGTCACCAGCTCCACCACCTAGTTTATGAACTAGGAAACTAACTTTCTTTTTACATCATATAGTCTTGGATGGTCAGTGTCATAGGATGTCCTATGTCTTTACATTTGCTATTTTCTGTTCCAAAGCATAGCTGCTCGTCTGATTAGGCTAATACAGCCTCAGCTTCAAGTTCTGCAAGCAGACTGTCCACTGTGTACTCAGAAAGGTCAACGTTAGTGTTGCCAGTTAAAAGTAATCAGTTTGTTTGACCACTGACTAGGTCTTGCATGTGATACTTCCTTCATAATGCTGTCAAAACCATGGCACCCCCATGAGTTTACAAATATACACTATTTTACTTTACACTTTTCACAATATTGTGGATCTAGATGTCCATCTTTAAAAGCAAAGTCTATTTCTTCTTCTGTAAAATCTACACCAGTTTTTATAATAGTTCTACACCCACTACAGAGTATGGCTAGATTACCACCATTAAACTTAATAATAGCTTTATCCATTGATAATCAATTAGTTATAAATAAAATCTGCATGAATTTTTCCTAAAACTTCATGCAGTTTGTCTCAAATATCTACTAAATTTGAGACAGATTTGTCAAGTTTTTATTACTGATGTTTCTTTACGTACTGGATAGCTTTTTTCATAACAGTTATGTTTTCTCTAAAAAAACCTATTCCAGAATTACATTGAGTACACAATAAAGATCTTACTTTTCCTGTTTTGTGACAATGGTCTACAGAAAATTCTTTAGAGTAATCATCTTTATGTATATCACATATAGCACAAGAATAGTTTTGTTCTTTTAGTTTTAAGTCATAATCTTCTTGACTTAAGTCGTACTTAATTTTTCTTAAATATGCTTTATGATAATTTTTATTTCTATGAAAATTAGCACAAAACTTACAAGGAGAATTAAATCTGTAATGGTTAGGATTTTTGCCAGCTTGTATGTGAAATTCAGTAACTGGTAATACTTCGTTACACTTGTTACATTTTCTAGTAGCACCTGATGCTATTAGCTCTTCTAATTTTTCTTTTGTCATATCCTCTTTTTATAAAGATACAACTTATTATTCATAATGTCAAGAAAAATGTCAAGAAGTTTTTAGTGTTCTTTACTTGACTCTGGTTCTTCCCAATATCTGCAATAGAAGTATTCCCCTAATGCATCTATCTCAGATTGAGGATAGCCCTGTTCTACAAGCCATGTTAAGCTATCTTGTCTTCTATCTTCAGGAATAGGTTTAGGAAACCCATACTTCCATCCTGATGGTGGGTCAATAATTGTTGCCATAATGGAAAATATTTTCTGTTTTTAGTGTTATAGTGGAAAATACTCCACATTTTTAAGCTTATTGTGGAAAATAATCAACTTATTACCTCTGTTTTAATTGTTCTCTGTACCATTTAGCACCTGCAATTTCTCCTACATACTTTGTTGTTTGAACTTCAGTTTCTATTGTAAATGCTTTCTCTATTTCTTCATCTGATATTTCAAAATAAATCGGTTTTTCCGATTTTTCTTGTTGAGTAACACTTTCTAAAAATGTATTAGATACAGGTGTATCAGAACTTGTTATAGTTTCTTTATGTTCATATAAACTAAATTGTTTCTTTCTATCAGCCCATCCTAGTTCATAGTTAGTTAAAGCATCATCAACAAGTTTTTCCCTTTCGTTTTTTTCTAATTCCAAACAATGTTCATAAGCTTCTAAAGCTTCTTTATATGTAGCTTCAGGATTGTCATTAAACCATCTGTATAATGTTTGAACAGGTGTCATAATTTAATCTTTTTTAGGTTGTTTAACTATTTCAATAAGTTTGTTTAGACAAGCAAGTTCTGACTCTTCGTAGCTATTGTAACGTTCATCTTTCGGTAATACTTCTACTTCTGCATTTCTTTTGGTATTAAGATTGAAAATTGAAAAGTACCATTCATCAGAAATATCAATATCCACCACTGCGTGTAACCCATACTTCTCTCTAAACCATCTAAATGCTTGTTGGTATAATGGTGACGAGCAATCTAAGTCGGTCATAAATAAATCCTTATTGGTATTGTACTTATCTTGGTGTAAGTCGTCTTTAAACCTTTCATCGTACCATCTAAAACAAGGTTCATCAAACCCAAGTTCTTTAAGTTCTAATGCTTGTTCGTATGGGATAAACTCTTTATTCATTGTTTAGGTTGTTTAAATGTTTCTTGATAGTATTGTTCTGGTGTATCTGGTGTAGTTGTAAATTGTCCACCAACAGCACCATCAGACCAAGCATTCATTATCTCTTGCTTATGCATTTCTTTGGCTTGTTGCAATACTTCAAGTGCTGACCTTTTTATAGTCCATTCTAAAGGTATTTGATCGAATAACCATTCTATTGATGTCATATGTTTTTGTTTTAGTAGTCAGGACAGGTTATGACCCTGTAACTTACCCTATCGAGTCTGCTTTACATTAAGCTACCTGACTAAGTTTAGATGGGTGTAACGCTCATTGTAGTGAGATCTCAGTTAATGAGAATCTTTTCATTAATGCAGCTACAACCTTGCATATATACTCCCTTGTATATCACACATCTAAATATCTTTATTTCATATTAAACTGTCCTCTCCAATATTCTCCTACATTCTCAGGATCTTTTACATAGCTGTTAACAGCCTCCATAGCTTCTGGTACAGTGCTAAAAGCTATTGTCTTACAACCAACCTCTACAACGCATCCTTTAGATAGGAATCTAATTCCTATAGGATATTCTTGTAGTATCTGTTGTTTTGTACGTGGGACTTTCTCATATTCCTGTCTAAGAGTTGCTTGTGGTTCTTCTCTACCTACAATAGCTCTTTCTGTTTGTGGTGTTTCATAACTACCATGGATTGCTCTTTCTTGATCGTACATGTTTATTTAGTTTTAGTTGTTTACTACATGATATAATAACACCAGTCCTGTTATAGCTAGGACTAGTAGAATAGAAAGGAATATACATCCTTCTTTCTGTTGTTGTTTGTTTAGTGGTAAGTCTCTATTCATTTTTTTTAATTTTCAACAGGAATTAAATAAGCATCTTTTTCTATGAGAAGTATTCTTCTAGCTTCTTGTTCTGTATAAACAATATGTGGTTGCATTCTAGCCACCCTGTTGTTATTTATTTTTGCATTTGTGCTTTTAAGTTTCAAAAGCTCATTAAAAGAAAAAATATAATTTATATACTGTCCGTTTTTTTTAATATAATATGTTTTCATGTTTGATGTTTAAAAGAATAAGAGAGAAAGGAAGAACCCTTATCATCGGAAATTAATTTACCTTACTAAATTAAAAAATTAAATGATTAAAGTGTGTTTTCTTCCTTCTCTCTCTCATCTTATGCCTATTCAAGGGATACAGTTTCTAATTTAGAGATACCGTTGACCCCATAATTACTTACATATTCTCAATGTCCCAGGCCTTATTTGTCATGCGGGTTGATACTTATGTGTTCACAGTACGTGCTTGGATCTCACTTCTATACTCCTATAGCTCCTTAAATCAGACAGTTATTTTAATAGAATTGTCTTACGAGTTGACCCAACAGTTCTATTCTCACGTAAAATTATACCCTTTTTCTCTAAACTTGTGAGAATTCTTTTTACGGTTGATTGAGTTATTCCACACTCTGAGCACATTCTGTTTACACTTACAAACACTTCATTATCACCACCAGAATAACTACAGAGGTATGAGTATAGTGCCTTTTCTTGTAACGTAAGACCTGGATCCCTAATTACAAGAGAAGACACCATACCAAACCCTTTTATGACACGATTATTCTTCATTGTTTAATTGCTCCTGTCTAAACATATTTGTAACCTGTTCCATATACTTCTGAAAGTTGTAGTTAGAACTTTTTACAAATTTAACTCTTTCAATCATATTGAACTTAGTTAGAGCAAAAGGATCTTCTTCTTCTTTGTCTTCGTCATCATCAGACATAAGCTTTTTAACTTCCATAAGTTTTTTAAACAGTTCATATTTCTTTTTAAGCTCAGGATCTTCTTCTGATTCAAAACTATTGTAATGTCTAAAGGCAGAAATAGCTGCTTCATGATAATGCATGAACATTAAAAGCATAATTTCATACTCTAACTCATTATCCATCATTGTCATACATTTCTGAAGATCTCCTGTCACTGTAGTTAAACTTTTAGGAGCATCTTTAGAAGTGGTATACATTTCTTCTACAAACAATGCATTAGAGATTGTAGTGAAGATTATCTTCTCTCTAGAAGAGATTACAACATCATGTGGTACACCCAATGCTTTTTGGATGTTTTCTACGTGGTGATCCACAGTTAATTTTGTTAATTCCATATTTGTGTTTTAAAAAAAATTAAAAAATACAGGGCTTCACCCACCCTGTGTGTATCACTACTAGTCACTGCGGCAGCTCTATGGCTCCACATATGGTAGATACGGGACAATAGTCCCAACGTGACAAGGAAATGGTTGGTTATCCATTATTACAGGTTATCTTTTCATTCCTGATTAGCCTAGATTCTTGTCTAGGCACATTTCCATGGTTGATCAGTATCCTGAGTCCACTTGGTATAGGACAAGGACGTGCCCATGCTAGCTTTTGCTAGCCTCACCTATTTTAGAACTTGATGTTTAAAAACATCTGTCCATCTTCATTTGTTATATTCCAATTATTCACAGGAATCTTAAACTCTCCTTTAGAAATTTTAGCAACAGAGTTATCTTTTACAACATTTCCTTTAGGAGAAGTTGGTTTATATTGCTTCATTTTCTTTCTTAAATTATAAATCTTAAACATAACTGACTTCATAGGACGATTATTATCAACACAAAACTTCTGCAAAAATTCTTCCTTTACAGGTTCTTTTGATTTAGCATAAGCTGTAATAAATGCATTTTCTTCTTTAGAATAAAATTTTAATGTTCTTTTTGTGGTTGTCTGTGACATTTTAATTGAATTTAATTTTTAAAAATTGGGTTTAATAGTTAACATGGGACTTGTATCCCTGTATTCAAACAATGTATAACTCTGATTATCATCAAAGTATACAACATGTTGTTTGTAAGAATTTGTAACGTTTACATTTAATGTAATTACTGGTTTCAGTTTACTTACAATTTTGCAAAACTTCTTTAAAGTTTCTTTAAATCCCACTCCTCTTAATGCAAGAGTTATAATGGCATTGTTTTTAAACTTTTTAATATGTGGTTCTGCATACTTGATTGTACAACAAAAATCAAGATCATATAATACATTCTGATAGACATCAGCTGTGTAGATATCCTGATATTTAACGGTTGTGCTAATAGGTGGTTTAAAATCTTGCATCTGGTAGATGAGATTAACATAGTCTCTTTCGTACACTTCTGCTTGTTTTATACCCATTTGTTTAGCAAAGGATAAATAATCTGTAATGTTTGGACCAGCCAAACCTATTAGTTTATTTAACCCACGTTGTTTCATATCAGAAAAAACCATTTGTTGCACCACTTTCTTTTTATAAGATTTGCTGTAGTCTGTCTTTCTCATAGATGAAGAATTTTTCTATCGTAAAGCATGCTTACGTTGAATTGTTTGCACCACTCTTCATAAGTGGGTTGATCATCTGGATAAGAAGAACGAAAACCAGTGGACATAGTATCCACTGGCTCACGTCTTACACCAAATACAAATTCTTTAACAAGTGTGAGAATATCCATAATCAATGATTTGTTCATAAACTCGTAGTGCTCCCTCATAGGTGTGAGCGTAGACGTTTATGTCGTTAATTACCCATTTCTTAAGACCAGTTTCAATATCTATCTCCACTGGTGGTGGATGTAGTTGATTATTTTCCAT